ATAGTAAGAGTTGGGCGGTTCATTGCCCCACTAGAATTAAGCTCTATATCTGATAATAATATAGGTAATGCTATATATGTTTTACCATCGTAAGTAATATCGCCAGTATTTTCATTTTTTCCGTCATGAAAGTACAAAATATTATTACTACCGGTTCCTATTTCTAATTCGTAAAACTCTAAATAACCAGTATTGACTTCTTGTTTTTGTAAATCAGCAGATAATTCTTTGCTCATGGTTCGAACACTCTTCTAAAAGTACAAGAAATAGTATAAAAGTCGCCACTTGAATATGTTAAATTCCAAGTATCACAAACTACTTTTATAGTACGCTCATTAGGATTTGTAAATGTTAACGTAATATTATTAGACATAGTTTGGGCTGTATCTAACGTTAAATTAATACCACTTATGGCGCCTACCTTAACTACTGGGTTTGTAGAAATACCAGACCCAGTAACAGTAGCTCCTACAGAAATATCTAAATTAGTGGTAGCGGCATCCAGAACTACTGCTGTACTAGCATTGCTTATAGCCCCATCAACGGTAGCAGTTGCCGTAGTGGTTGAGTTAGTGTCTGGAATAGTAAAATCAAAATTAGAAACACCCGCTTTAGTATCAAAAAAAGCTATAATATCATCAGCTTCTGTTTTATCTCTATTCATGAAATTTAGGGTAAAAGTTTCTCCTAAATTATTAATTCCATCGGCAAGTCTTTGTTGATAGCCATCTCCGAATTGAGCTACTCTAATTTTTGGCTGTACTGCTCTAGATAGACTTTTATCCGGTATAATCTTTTTATCTGTAACATTAGTTGCTGTGAAACCGATAGCCATTATGCTACTCCATAAGGATTAAGAATACCGCCAGATCTCTTTTGATTTTGTAGCTCTGTTTGTACTGCTTTCGCTACTGCATCTCCAAGTTGATTGGCTGCTTGACTATCTCCTTGTCCTTGCTGTTGAGGGCCACCATTTCCTGCAGTTGCACCCATATTCACTGTTACACTTACATTATTCTGCTGTCCACCTGCACCTCCCATTAATTCGACAGGTATTTTTCTATTGTGTGGTAATGGAACTACTGCTTCATTTCCATGTAAAGTTGCTGGGTATCCTTGAGTAGGCCCACGAGCTATACCCCCTGAAGTATAATTTTTACCTCTAGGTCCGAATACTCCTCCATTTTTTGCTGCCATCGTCAGCGGCCTGGCAAGTGAGGTTGATTGATTATCAGGAGTTACTCCTCCATCTGCCATTCCCATTGCTGCCATTATTGCTTTTTGAATTAAGAGCTTAATTATCATTTTAGCAATATCGGCAAGTATTGCTTTAGCCATGTCCTTAAATGCTTCTTTAGCACTCTTAGACCCATCTACTATAGAATTGAAAGCACTTTCGAGATTACCAGTTATAGACTCTGCGATTGCTTGCTTTGCTTCAATTATCATGTTTAGTTCGTTCTGTGCTTTTGCCTGTACTTTTAAACTCGCTTCTTGCGCATCATTTAAAGGACCGAACTTCTGCATAGCGGCTATTTTAAGATCTAGAAATAATTGCTCTTCCCTATTCATAAAACTACTTTTAGCTCTTAACTCTAATTGCTCTAGGGTTGCTGCATTCTGCTCGCCAATCGACTCAAACATATTTTCATTATACTCTAGATCCTGTTGTGTAAGTTGAAGCTTAAGCTTAGCAGCATTAAGGCGTGTCCCTTCCGCTCCCATAGTAGTATTAAAATTTGCTCTCTCTTGTATATCGGCACTAGTAGTACCAGCAGGCAAGCCTCCTTCCTTTCCTACAGTTTTGGAAAGTTCTGTCACCTGCCTGGCTACCGCTTCATCAAAATATTTGTTTGCTAGACCCACGTTTTTAGTATCTACAATCTCTTGTCTTCGTCCTTGTGCTATATTAGATTGACGCTGTTGTCCTGCGGATGCGAAGGTTCCCCCTCCCATTTTTCCCTTATGAGCTGCAGCAGCTCTTGCTCTAGCAATAGATGCGACTTCATTTTTTTCGGCAGCAAGCTGTCCCAAATACTCATTTTGCATATCTAATTGTGAACGTTGAAAATCTAATTTGGCTTGAGCAACCTCTTTGATTGCTTTTTGAATTTCGAGCTCGTTATTAGCTTCCGCAACTGCTCTTTGTGCCGCAATAACGTTCTCGTCTTTTAATTGATTTTCCTCACTTCCTGCCTTATTTTTGGCATCTTGTAATGCTGCTATTGCCTGCTCATGCTTATCTTCGGCTTTCCAAAGTCTTTTACCTAAATTGAACTCTTGATGTTTAAGATTAACTAACTTTCCTGTAATAGTGAGTCCAAGTGTTTGGCTTCTTATTGAAGTTGCCTCGTCTTTGCCTCTCTCTAATAGTGTTTTTTTCATGCCCTTGTGCCACTCGGCTATGTTACTTAATCTATCTTCACGTGATTCTAGCGTTTTTTCTATCTTCTTTTCCTCTTTAACGGCGTTCTTGGCGGCTTGAACGGCTCTGTCTATAGCCAGGGCTTGGTTGTACTGCTCTTCTGTGATTTTAGCTTCGATGCCAAATCTAAATAGTGCCTGTTTATAATTAGCGTACGAAATATCTTTAAGAGACATGGCATTTGATAGCTTATTATCTAACATCGCTGTTGGGTCGTCGCTTATCTCATTAAATTTAGCCCGCAATGCCATCTGCTCCTTCAGGAACTGTGCTTCTGTCTGCCCTATCTTTAAAACATCCTCCTGTCTTCGTAGCCTGGCAGCATGTGCTTCTGTTAACTTAGCCTCCAAAGCCTCCAGATTTTTACTTTCTTGATTAATAAGAGTTTCGGCACCTGTGGGCTTAACCATAGACTCTATTAGTGTAGTATAAGCTTTGTCGGCCTTAGAAAGGTTTTGAGGCAGCTGCTCAATTTTTTGTCCTAAATCAATAGTCTCCGAAGATGCTTCTATTAGAGCTCTTTTTAAGTCTTCACTTACTGGACCTGAAAAATTCTGAATGTTATCTGCTAACAACTTAAATTCTGGATGAGTTGCTGCGGCAGCGTTCATAGCCTCAAGCATACTCTCCTGCATCTTGTCTACACCTTTAATACCTTCGAAACCTTGCAGTCTATCTATCTGTTCGATGAAATCTTTAGCGTCTAAACTTTGCATCTGATTCCCTGCAATAACGGCTCCCTGCCCTCCTATCGCCTTGTCCCTTCGTACCTTTTCGGCATTAATCATTTCTCCAGCTAAGGCTTTATATTTCTCTGTTAAGGATTCTATTGCTTCTTCTGCTGCTTTTTGTTCAGCAGGCTTTGGAAATAAGAATTCCCATAAAGACTGTCCTGCTGAAATAAGGAGACTAATCATGCCAATCCAAGCCATAGCTGAAAATGCTTTATCTATTGCACCAGCGGCTCCTCTGGCCATCTTCGCCATGCCTGCCGTAAATAATTCCCATTCTCTTTTCATTATTAATACATTTTTTTTAAACTTTATTGCTGTTTCGCTATGTGCGGCCTGAATTTTTTTATTCGCTCCAACTGCGGCCGCAACTCTCATATCGTAAGACCTTCTCATATCTTGAAGTTCTTTTTTATTATAACCTTGTAAGGTACCACGACGAATTTCGCCATGTTTTTTCATTTGTTTTTCTGCATCTCTAAGCGTATCTCCTGCTGCTTTTTGATTTCCACCCGTACCAGTCATAAAATCTATATCTGCTCCGCGTGCTGTTCCTTTACTATCTACTGTGGCTTGTGCGATGGCGGCTGCTTCTTCTTCCGCCATATTCAATCGTTTTAAGGCTTCTACTTGCTCATCAATTTGCTTACCATAATCTTTTGCCGCTCTTTTACTTTGTTTTGCTTTCTTCTTCGAGCTTTTTTGCCACTCGTCCATACTAGGGATAATCCCTTTTATAATTGGTAGAGCTACTAGAGACAATGCCGCTACCAGACCCATAGTATTATCGGTCAAAAATCTGAATATAGGAGCTAATTTTTCAAGTACTCCTTCTTTAAGAGAATTTACTAGTTCATCAAAAGATCTAGCAAACTGATTTAAAGCCAGTGCATCTTGATCCATTAAGTCTTCCATCATTCCAAACTTACTCTCTGCTTGTTCTAGCACATCATTTGCTACTGCTTGGGTTCTTTGCCATGCTGTCAGATCGCTAACACTTTGTCCAACTGCTTCAGCGTACGCTCTAGTAGCGGTATCTAGTCTTAAAATGATACCTAGTTCGTCTAGTAGTTCTGGTTCAGCTTTTGTAACACCTCTAATTAAGCGATTAAAAGAGTCGGTCAAATCTCTGCCAAGTGCTGCAGAAGTATTTTTGGCGGCAGTAGCTAAATCTGTTAATTGACTGGATGTTAAACCGGCCGCAGTACCAATAGATACTGCTTGGGAAGCTTCTAAAAACCCTAATTGAGCGTCGGTTGCTTCAATTACTGAGGATGTAATTGTTTTGTAAGCAGTACCAGTTGCTGCTCCAAGAGCTTCTTGTCCCGCTGTTAAGTTCTTTAACTGAGCGGCTGATTGTAAGAATTGAAATGCCGCAGAAACAGCAAATACTTGAGCAGCAAGAGTAGCATAAGCACCAACAAGACCGCCCATGCCTTGTTGCATTTTTGAAAAGTTTTTAGTAGTATTTGACGACTGTTTACCAGTACCCTTGAGATTTCTATTAAGGGTTTGGCTGTTTTTATTTAACTGATCGGTACCCTTCGCGGCTTTATCTGCCCCTATACCCGTTTTTTCTAATTCAATACCTAACGCTTTTGCACTGACAGCAACACGTTTAGTAGTACCTTTATCATCAATTACTACATCAATATAAACTTGATTCTTTTTAGCCATTATCCCTGCACATTATGGGTATATGTTTTACCCGCTTGCCGCGATTTTCTTTCTGCTGCTTTACGTTTATGTTCTTGATCTTTTATTCTATAGTGCACCAGTACGCCTTCATACATCTTCATAAAATACATAGTAACTCTAGGATCTTCAATATTATAAATCTCAAATAACTGAGTACACTGTGACCAATCTTTTCCTAGATAAGTACCCGACATTCCATCCCAATTATCCGATAGTAGATCAAACATAAAAAATGCCACTTGAATTTCTTCTGGAAATCCAGAAGAATCGAGCGGCATTTTGGTAGGATCTGGTTCTTGCCCTAATTGCTCACAGATACGTAGATATTTTTCAACATCCATAGTACCTTGTTCTTGTACATAGCGTTCAAGTAGCGTTCTTATTTCCGCTACTTGTTTCCAATAAAATTTTCTAAGTCACCTACTACTTCTGTAACCCACGTATCAAAGTCGGTTGCATTTTTCATTAATAACTCAGCATTTTCTTGAGTATAAGGCAAGCAATCATCTGGATTAAGGGTACTAATATCCACCAAAAGAAGCTCTTCTAAGTATGAAAATTTTAGACCTTTCCATCCTTTAATTACTGCTTTGGTATACTCAACGATAAATTTATCTTCATCCATCTCTTCAAATGGTTGATGACTTTTTTTATCCCACTTCGTACTCATACATCTCTTACGAAGTTTTATTAGTTCTTCTCGGGCTAAAAAACAAATATCTATACTTACACCTTTGAACCTGGGGAAGTCAATTGATACTGTTTTACTTGGAGTCATAAGACTCTTTAATGATACTGTTGGTTTCTTTTCTTCGGGCATTACATTATTCCTTATTTAAAAATTAAATTATACTAAATAATACAAGAAATGTCAAGAATTATTTTTGGAGGGTGGGAGAAAAAGGGGCCGAAGCCCCTTAAAATTAGTACGTTGAAGGCGGAAAATAAATTACACTAGTAATTTCATCAGCTGCTCCAAAGTCTGTGGGTAGCGCAGTAAAAGTAGTCTCTAGTGAGATTACGTCTTCTACTTGGTGCGTAGGCACCTCGATGTGTGCGGTTGGGAAAGTAATTTTAACAGCAGGATCAGTAGTATTGCCTGTCGCAGCAGAACCACCAATATGCATTGTTACTTTGAACTTGTTTACAACTTTGCTCATCGCGCCTGTACCTACCAGGTCATTAAAGAACTGTCTAGAAGTACCATTTGAAGTATCAGTATCTTCAAGAGTCATATAACAAGTTGCGTTTCCACCAGCAGTTCGTGTGCCTGTTACGTGTTCCAGCGGCTTGTTAATTGCTCCCAATTCTTCCGGTACTAGATAGGTAATATTGTTTCCAATATTAAAACTACCACCAGTCAATGTTAAGCTATACTTTCCATTGCCAATAGTACTTCCAGTTAATGTTGCTCCAGCATTTAAAGCGTCAAGATCCTTCAATCCTGTTCCACTTCCGGTTGTTGCATTTGCCTCAGTATCATACAACTTAAGCTGTGTAGTTGAAGTAACATTTACATACCATGTACCGTTCAAGTCAAAAGCAGTACCAGC